GGTCCAAGTATTACAGGACCAACTGGTGCAACTGGAGCTACTGGTCCAAGTGCCTCTGCGCCACTTACTCTTACCCAAGCAGCAAACAATGCTAGCTACCCACTTACCATCTCATCTGCTAACCAGCAAGGTGGCGGAGCTGGTTACTCAGACATACTCAAGCTAGTTAACTCTAAGTCTGGCGCAACAAATAGCAACAAGTTCCTACGTATCAAAAATGACGGACAGCTTGAGATTATTAATAGCGCCTATAGTTCTGGAATACTACTCCTGAGTGATGCTGGCGCATTAAGCGTCCCAGGACCAATTAATCAGAGTAGCTACAATGCTGGCGATGTAATCAAGACAACCATTTGGTCTGCAAGCGACATGAGCTTTACCAGCACCTATACTCAGAGTACTGCTACATACTCAACAATAGCTTCTAAGACCTACACCCCAGCCTCGGCTTCTTCCTATATTTTTGTTGAGGTCTATGCTCGTTACTATATAAACGGTGGAGCCGAAGACTCTTTCTTCTCTCAACTAACTTGGAATGGGAATGAGTTTGCTGCTCAACGCCAATACTGGGGAAACTTCTCTGGTGGAGGTACTCGTAGCTCTACATTATTCCCACTTGCTGGTCGAATCACTAATAGCAGTCCTACCGGGTATACTCTAGCTATCAATGCCCGTAGAGATTCATCAGATGATACTTTAACCGTATATGCTGACCCAGCCTTTAATATCAAGATTACGGAGATTGCACGATAATAGCTTTAGCAATTATTTTTTGAACCACCCTAAACTGCTAAATAACGCTAATATAGGCTAGACTACCTATTAAGAACCATACTCGTCAGAACTCTGACGTGGTAAAATTTAAATACTCATATAACTATTCGGAGGACTTTAGTGTCAGCTATTGATTTCCCAAACAGTCCTAATCTAAACGAGACATTTACCTCTGGTAATAGGACTTGGATTTGGAACGGCACCACCTGGGATGCTGCAGCTACTCAAACTGTATCGGGCCCGACTGGTCCAACCGGTCCAACTGGTGCAACTGGTCCAACTGGAGCTACCGGTGCTACAGGTGCAACTGGTGCAGCTTCAACCGTAACTGGACCTACTGGTGCAACCGGTCCAACCGGACCTCAGGGAACCAATATCAATTTTATTGGATCAGTAGCAACTGTTGGTGATTTGCCTAGTTCAGGTAATTCAATTAATGATGCATATATCGTTGATGCTGACGGTGACCTTTATGTTTGGAGCGGCTCTTCATGGCACAGCGTCGGGCAGATTGTTGGCCCTCAGGGCGCAACTGGTTCGACTGGTGCAACTGGTCCGACTGGTGCAACCGGAGCAGCGGGAGCAGCTTATGGTAATATTGATGGTGGGAATGCCTCCTCAAATTACAATGGAATTTTAACAACTATCGACGGCGGAAGTGCGAGCAACTAATGGCTATTCAAATTCAATTTAGACGCGATACTGCAGCTAACTGGACTTCATCGAATCCTACTCTTGCTGCAGGAGAGCTTGGCTTCGAGACTGATACTAGAAAATTTAAACTAGGTACAGGAAGCTCCACATGGTCGCAACTCCAGTATGGAGCACTTTTATCTGGAAATGCTCTTATCCCAGGTGGAAATACCGGTCAAATTCTAGCAAAAAGTGGAACTGGCAACTACGAAGTTGAATGGATAGATCAACCAAACTTAGCAGAATATGCAACGCTATCTGACCCAACCTTCTCAGGTACCGTTACTCTACCTACTACTACATCAGTTGGCGATGTTAGCTCCAATGAGCTCGGACGACTATCTGGTGTAACTTCTCCGATTCAGGCTCAGCTTGATACTAAAGCCCCCCTATCGGCTCCTACATTTACTGGATCAGTAGTGCTTCCTAGCACTACTACTATTGGATCCGTCAGCTCAACTGAGCTCGGATATCTAGACGGAGTTACCTCTTCAATTCAGACTCAGCTGGGTGGTAAACAAGATACCATCACTGGAGCAGCGACTACCATTACCGGAGCTGACCTAACCACTTCTAGAGTTTTGGTTTCAAATACTTCCGGTAAAGTTGCAGTATCTTTGACTAATTCAACTGAACTTGGATATGTATCTGGCGTAACTTCTGCAATTCAGACTCAGCTTGACGCGAAGCTAGCTTCAGCTACCGCTGCTTCTACATATGCCCCACTTGCAGCACCTACCTTCACCGGTACTGTAGTTCTTCCAAGTACTACTTCAATTGGTAACGTATCTGCAACTGAGATCGGTTATGTAGATGGCGTAACTTCTGCAATTCAGACTCAGCTTGACGCGAAGCTAGCTTCAGCTACCGCTGCTTCTACATATGCTGCTCTTTCAGGATCAACATTTACTGGAGCAGTAGTTGTATCAGACACAACCCAGTCAACTACCACTACTTCTGGATCTGTAAAGACCGCCGGTGGTTTGGGCGTAGCCAAGAACGCATATATTGGTGGAAATCTAGTTATTTCTGGTGACTTTACTGTAAACGGTACTACTACCACGGTATCAACTACCGATCTATCTGTTACTGACCCACTTATCTACATTGGAACCGGTAACTCAGCTAACTCAGTAGATATTGGTATTGTAGGACATTTCAATGATGGAACCTATCAGCACACCGGTATTGTTCGAGATGCTAGCGATGGTAAATGGAAGCTATTCTCTAACGTTGTCAACGAGCCTACAACTACTATAGATTTCACTGGTGCAACATACGATACTCTAAAGATTGGCGCTCTAGAAGCAACTTCTGCAACAATTGGAAGCGTAACTAACACTGAAATTGGGTACCTGTCTGGAGTTACTTCCTCAATTCAGACCCAGTTAGGTACTAAGCTTGCCTCAGCTACCGCTGCTTCTACATATGCTCCACTTGCTAGCCCAACCTTTACTGGATCAGTTACAACCCCACTAACTACTGCTGGAGTTGTTACAACTACCTCAGGTGGTCTACTAAGCTCAATCACATATCCAAGACTAAATGCAAATACCTTTGGATATACTTCAACTGCTACAGCTGCTGGAAGCACAACACTTACTGCATCAAGTTCTGTATACCAGTTGTTTACTGGAACAACTACTCAGACTGTAGTGCTTCCTGTAACTAGCACTCTTACACAGGGTTGGACATTCCACATTGTTAACAACTCGACTGGAGCCTTAACCGTAAACAGCTCTGGTGGAAACCTAGTTGCAACCATTCCAGCAAACATGACCGTGATGGCTACCTGCGTTGGAACATCACTAACTACAGCTGCCGACTGGGAGTACGGTTACACTGACTTTGGTGCTATCACTGGTACCGGATCAGCAGTACTAGCAACCTCTCCAACCATTGATACTCCAACCTTTACTGGAACAGCTACACTTTCATCTTCTGGACTCACTTTTTCTAATGGTACAGTTCAGACTGTAGCTGGAGTTCCTTCACTAACTACAATTTCACAGAAGGTAGCATCATACACACTAGCTGCCGTAACTGAACGTGACACTGTAATTGAAATTAGCAATGCTTCTGCAAATACCCTAACAGTTCCGCTAGATTCTACGCTAAGTTTCCCTACTGGGTCTAGCCTAGATCTAATTCAGACTGGTGCCGGGCAGATGACAATAACTCCAGCAACTACCACTTCAACATATTCATCTGGTGGTGCCTCTGCTGCAACTACATTTATTATTGCTTCATCTAACTCTGCAATTGGAGTAGGACAAACTGTGACAGGAACCGGTTTTGCAGCTAATACTGTAGTCACTAACGTATCTGGTACAACAATTACAGTTTCACCTGCAATCTCATCTCAGGTATCTGGTACCATCACATTCTCGACAACAATAAATGCAACTCCAGGTCTAAAGCTTCGTACTCAATGGTCATCTGCTACACTATTGAAGAGATCAGCTAACACTTGGATTGCCTACGGTGATTTAACAGCTTAATTCTAGGGAGAGTTTAAATGAGTAAAAGAGCAGGACGCCACTCGCAACAAGCGAATGATTTTCTACAACCACTATCAGTAACTAGTCTAACGGCTACTAACGTTGGAACAAGTAGACCATATCTACTTACTGCTAATGGAACCGCTGGACAGGGTGGAGCAGCTAACCTATCTTGGTCACTACCAGCACTATCTCCTGCAGCAACTTTGTATACCATTACAACAACCCCGACTACAGTAACAAAGACCACATCATCAACTAGCTATACTTTTGAAGGTCTAGCATCTGCGACCTCATATACCTTTACGGTAGTAGCTTCAAATTCTGGCGGATCTGCTGCCGGAACAACATCATCTTCCGTTAGCATTACTACAGTACCAGCAGCTCCAGCAGCTCCTACAGCAACTTCTACTGTAATTAACCAAGATGTTGTTAGTTGGACAGCCCCTGCTACCGGTGGATCAGCTATTACTAGTTATACAGTAATATCGTCAGATGGTCCTACATACCCGAACTCAACTTCACCAAAAACAATTACAGAAACCGGTGGAACTACCCAGACATACAAAGTTACTGCTACTAACGCCAATGGCACCTCAGCTCAGTCTGCGTCATCAAATAGCGTTACCACTTATACCCCATTTTTTCCTCCGTTCTTCCCTCCGTTCTTTCCTCCAGGTTTTGGACCTTATTTCCCACCATACTTTACTTAAACTGTAAATATTTATATAAAAAAGGGCCGAAAGGTCCTTTTTTTTATAAAAAATACAAGAACTACATGTATACTCAAGTAAACTACCTTAGTTACAGATAGGAATTAGTATGGACAGCATCGAGGAATTAGAAGAAAGAGCCAAGGCATTTAGAACAATAGATGAAATCACTTGGGGTGCCTCGGAAGAACTTGCCCCAGGTATCTGGGTCTATAGAGATGTAATACCTGAAGAATTAAATGTCATCTCTAGATTAGAAGAAGTATTAAATAGCTCGGATAATGATTACAGCTATAGCGAAGGCTTCGTTGGATATAGGATGAAAATGCCTAAATACAGAGATTGCTTTGATTTTAAATACAAAAAGACTGATCTTGAGAAAGACTTATCTGAAGATTCTTTGAAACTCCAAAAACTTTGGGATGATGTTCACTATAGAATTCTTCAGGCAGTTAAGGACTATTGTAATAGATACAACATCATGGAACTTCGTTACTGGGAGGCCATGAATTTTATTAAGTATGGTCCAGGACAGCATTTTATGGAGCACCACGATGCCGGATATTCCTATAATTGCACCCTATCAGCAGTGGCATACCCAAATGATAATTATGAGGGTGGCGAGCTATTCTTTAGACTAAATAATTTAAAAATAAGGCCGCAGGCTGGAGATCTATACCTATTCCCATCTAACTTTATGTACCCACATCAAGCGATGCCAGTGGAGAGCGGGTTTAAATATTCAATAGTCACGATGTTGGACTATAGCGATAAGTTTCATAAACCAGAACATAGGGTAGAGACAGGTAGTTAGAGTTGCACTCTATAGATATCTACAAGACTAATAATAGTAAGTCAGCCAATGTAGAGCCACTACCGGTAACTAGAGAGTGGATGGATAACACCCACGATAGGCATGCCTATATGTGCTTTCCAATAACACTAACTAACGGCCTAGGCTGGGGAATATCTTTTCCAGAAGACATTAGCTTTATTTGGGATGGGGTTATTAGTAGTGAGCCTCACCACGTGACAGTCCTAGAAGGCCATGATTATGTATATACCGGAAGAGCGCACGGAACTATTAGCTTCATAACTGGAATTGTAATTAGGACAGATGAAAATACATCAATTCTAACAATGCCAGTACCAAACTTATTTACGGAAGGTGCCCAGTGCTTTACAACGGTAATGAGCACCTCTTTTTATATGCCAAATTTTCCACTAGCGTGGCAAATAACTCAAGCAAATAAAAAAATTACTATCAAAGCAGGCACCCCTGTAGCTGCAATACTTCCGCTATCAGTAGGGGCATTAAATCTAGAATATGAAGTAAATATTAAAAGCGAATACCTTGGAGATGAGTATTTTCAAAAAGTAAGAGAATACGGAAAAATTGCTTCAGATAAAAATAGTCAGTCTGATTGGTCGAAGATGTATCGTGATGCAGTAAATCATGATGGCACATCTGCTGGAAAACATGAAGTAAAATCAATAAGACTAAAAACAAATATCTGCCCCATCACTGGAAAGACTGTGGATGAACTTAATTAGATTTATAGCTAATAGAGCTTGGCTAACTGATGACAGCTCATCTAAGCCATCCCCCACCATGAAAACGTTGCCGGGGTGGTACAGGGAGGCAGATAGATTTGCAATAGATCCAAACACCGAGGAGCCCTGGGTAGGCCCGGATGGTGGAAAAATTCCAACCTGGAAAGCATGCCCGGCTGTATTTGATGTAATGGGTACTGGATATGTATTAAAGACTCCATGCGACATAGAATTTTTTCTAGATGAAAATAGTAAAATTTCTGTAAAAATCTTAGATCCGCAGTTTAAAGATTTTTGTGCCCCTAGAGCAGCAATGCCTCAGTTTGTGCACCCACGTGGGTACTATGCAGATCATTTTGCTTGGTGGGTAGATTGGGGAGTTCAGGTTCCAGAGGGATATAGTGTACTGTACACCAGCCCAATGAATAGATATGAACTACCATTTATAAGCACCAGCGGAATTGTAGATAACGATAAGGTAAATCTTCCAGGTACAATGCCATTTTTTATAGCAGAAGGTTTTACTGGAGTAATTCCAGCGGGAACGCCGTACGCACAGTTACTGCCATTTAAAAGAGAAGATTGGCAATCTGAAATAGAGATTAATAATAATTATGAAGAAATTTATAATAAAAATATAGAAAATAGGGACATATATCGAGTCCCGAATGGTGGTATATACCAGAAAAAAGTCTGGGAACGACGAGTATATTCTTAGCATGATAGGATTCAATAATGAAAGAAATTAGAAATCTAGGCAATGAAAATAGGCCCGTCTCTATAACACCATCTGGTTTTTTTGGAGACTCTAGTGACAATATAGTAGAGATACAAAACTTCATGTCCCCAGAAGAGCTTGAAATTGTGAGCAATTTTGCTAGATCCATAGAACAATGGGACGAGACCATCACAAAGTATAACGAAGATGGAACCATAATTTATGACTCATTGTACTGGAAAGATCGAGTATTGACCTCAAAGGGGCTCTCAGAGCAGTCACCAGAGGTATATTCAATAATAGAAAATCTAATGAATATTTTACAGCCAATTATTCAAGATTTTTTTAATTTAGAAGAAACTAAACCAACTCCACCTGCAATTGTTAGGTGGTTTCCAGGTCAAAAGCAGCTTCCTCATGCTGATAAAGAACTACATGAAGGAGATAATGCTGGTAAACCAAATGATTTTCCGCACTATGATCTTGCTAGTCTTTTCTATTTGAATGATGACTATGAGGGCGGGGAGTTGTATTTTCCTAATCAAGGAATTAAATTCAAACCAAAAGCAGGATTTGCATATTTCTTCCCCGGAGATATGAACTATATTCATGGAGTGACAGAAGTTGTCTCTGGAATTAGATATACTTGCCCATTCTTTTGGACTATTTTAAAGCATAAAGATAATTCAAATGAATAAAGATTTTTTTGAAATTGCTCCGGGAGTAGATATATATCCAAACCTCCTACCGGACATAGAGGATCTTATATCAGTAGTTAAAAATAGCTACTCTGAATCTAATAAGTTGCCCCTAGCTAACTGGGAAGACTGGCACCCCGGAGATAACTCATCTAATGCAATCTACGGAAAAGAGCGTAAGCTCAACCCATTACATCTGGTTGATGCTTCTTTGCCTGGCTACCAAAATTCAAAACATGTCATAGACAGATTGAACGAAGCATTTGAGATAGCAACTGCAGATTATATGAAAAGACACTCTTTAAACTATAAAAATATCTTTAAAGTAGATCCATCTTTCCATCTTTACTATGAAGGCGGAATTATGCCGTCTCACGTCGATGCCATGGGAGAAAATCAAAACCCTCGTCCCCTAATCACTACCACTATTTATTTAAATGAAGACTATATAGGCGGAGAATTAGTATTTGATAGCTTTGGAGTTGAATATAAACCAGCAGCTGGATCAGTAGTTATTTTCCCATCTGGAGAACCTTACTACCACACCTCTAAACTAATTGAGTCCGGTAATAAGTATTTCGGAAGATATTTTTGGATGATCGAGGATTAATGCAATATAGAAAGCTAGGAAATTCTGGCTTATATGTATCAGAAATATCCTATGGAACCTGGGGAGTAAATGAGTGGATGTCTGAAGATAACTTAGTATCTTGCATTAAGACAGCACTAGATTTAGGAATTACCACGTTTGATACCGCTGATGTATACGGCGGTGGATCAGCTGAGTCACTTCTTGGTACCGTGCTAGGAACTAAAAAAAGAAGTAACTACGAAATCTCCACTAAGTCATTTTTTAATACCGGAAGTGGTCCAAACGGCAGTGGGCTATCTAGAAAACATATTATTGATTCAGTCAATTCATCTCTTAAGCGTCTAAAAACTGACTATATTGATATCTATATAGCTCATAGATATGATAATTTAACTCCAATTGAAGAAACATTAGACACATATCAGTATTTAATAAACGCCGGTAAGGTTCTATACATAGGCGTATCAGAATGGACTACCGAAGAAATATCTAATGCAGTTGAATATCAAAAAAAATTAGCTTACAGTAAATTTATAACTAGTCAGGTTAGATATTCCGGACTAGCTAGGTATGCAGAAAATTCATTAATACCTCTATGCAAAGAACTAGGAATTTCTCAGATGGCGGTTTCACCGCTTGCCCAGGGGATCCTATCTGGGAAATACCCAACTTCTGCTCAGGATGTTAGGGGTAATAGTACAAATTATTTAAATAATATTTTAAATGAGAGAACTATAGACTCCGTTTTAAAATTGCATGAATTATCTAAGTCAATCGACAAAACTACTGCTCAAATGATGGTTTCTTGGGTATTAAGTAATTCAAATATCTCCACCGCAGTGGTAGGAGCCAGAACTCCAGAACAACTAGCTGAGATAGCTACTAATATAGAATCCATAGATCATAGTATGGTAGAGAAAATTAATAATATACTTAGCGATGTATCCGATACCTCAGAAGAGACATTGTTAAACTCCAGCCCTATAAATAGACTAGCAAAGAGATAAAATGAAAAAATACTTTAAAGATGACGTTATCTATTATGAAAATTTTGTATCGGAAGATACCTGCAAAAATATGATAGAGTACTTTGAATCTAAGAGTGACTTCTGGGGCGATGTAGCATTCTATCAATCCTATGGCATGGGAATCGCTGAAATAGATCCAGAGCTGCCAAAATTTGGATTAGGTGAGACATTCTTTTTAGATTTAAAAGAAAGATTTAAGCAAGCTGTAATTGAGGCGCACGGTAGGGACGTCAAAGCAAATACATCCCACGCCCAAAAATGGGAAACTGGAGCTTATGCCAATGATCACTCTGATAATTCCGACTTTGATGGTAACCCAAATGCATTTGAAATAAATAAATATGTTGGCATATTATATTTAAATCGTAACTATGATGGTGGAAATTTAAACTTTAGAGATCATAATTTATCTATTGCTCCAGAATCAGGGATGTTTATTACATTTCCAGGAGGTATAGAAAACGTGCATTCAGTGACCGAAATAATCGAAGGAACCAGATATACCATGGTCTCTTTCTGGGACTATGCTGAAGCTGAATACTCTGAGGAAAGACGTGCAGAGTGGGAAGAAGAGTTTAAAAGAGTTCGAGCCGAACAAGCTATACAGAGAGAAGGCTGGAACTCAAAAAATGGTGTTTAATTTTAAAAAACTCGATCCAAATATTTTTTATTATAAAAATGTAATAAATGATCCTCAGGGAATTTTAAAATTATTAGAGGAACCTCGAGATGGAACAAGTCAATATAGTTTAATATCAGACTGGAATTCTTGGAAAACCAGTGGCATTAATAGTTATATATTTGGATATAAAAAAAATATAGATATTAATAAATATAGTGAAGCCAGCGAGGCAGATTTATATGTATATAATACTTTACAAAATGCCATAAAAGATGTAGCTAAGCACTACGCGGTAGAGTGCAACATAGAGCTGCCATACGCTAGCCTATCTAGCATATCTAAATACGTAACAGGCGCCTATATGGGACCGCATGTAGATGATTACGGAGTTTCTAACATTAATCCGCTTATTTCAGCAGTGTTATATCTAAATGATGATTATGAAGGCGGGGAAATAAATTTTCCTAATCAGAAAATACAGATTAAGCCCGATGCTGGAAGCATTGTAGTATTTCCATCGATTTCACCATACACTCACGAATCTAAGATTATAGTATCTGGAGAAAAGTATATGGCTCCGATTTTTTGGAAATCTTAATTAGATTTTAGTTCCTTAGAGTGCTTATCTTCGCATATTCTAGCCAAAGATTGAACTACAAAAACTTCTCCGCAAATTGAACATTTGCACGATGGTCTTTTATCCGTATTCTGTTGCATAGAGGCTATAGTTACCTATCAGTATTAAGAACTGTACCGTCTAATTATCTCACATATACGATTATTAGTTTTTAACTAGTAATCTGAGCGAATCTAGATAATGCTCCATAATCTGGTTGAGAGTTGCTAGGCACTATTCTAGGCATTAGTAGGGTATCTTTAATCTCTGCCCTAGCGCCCTGACCAGTAATATTCATACCGCGATCCGATAACTTACGCTGGAACGCAATCTGAGTCATTGGACGCTCTCCACGCTCATCTGACCACATACGGTAGATAGAGTAGACGTTCTTAACAAGAACTGAAGCACCCTCGGACTTGCTAGTCTCCTCATCTAAGAAAATACCGATACGGTCTTCATTCTTACGATAAATCGATGCTGACTCGTGGACCACGGAGCACCAGCCAAGAGGATCCTTAGCCTGAGAGTTTAAGTACTTAATTGCACCCTCTACGGCCCACGAGAGGACCGCTGGAAGGCCGCCATCAGGATCAGCCAAATATGCTTTTAAGTCTGGATCTGGCTTTTCAGCCACGTTCATCCATGGAATTGGACGCAGACGACGCCACATGGCATCATCATTGATGATAGGGCGGTGGTTAGTTGTAATCCACAACTTACCCTGAGCTTTAAAGTTAAACGGCTTTTCACCTGGAGAACGACCTTGAATAGTAGATGATCCAGTTAGTTGCTTAATTTGGTTTTCATTGATACGGTCACCTTCAGGCAACTCATCCACCCAAATCATTCGTTTACCACGCAACTCTGCCATGTAGTACTGCTGAGAAGAGTTACCACTATTACCAGCTGCCAGCTGGTCAGATGGTAGTGTACCAGCATACTGCTCTGACCCCAGTGCCTCGAATACTGTCTCCACAAAAGTATTCTTACCAGAACCAGCCGGGCCGTAGACAAGAAACAAAACATCTTGGTTGCTGAGACCAGTCAGAGTGTAACCTACTGCACGTTGCAACCAATCTTGAAACTCCTTATCTCCGCCAGTGGCAAAGTCAATGAATTGCTCCCAGCGGACATTTTTAAGACCAGGTGCATAGGAAACAGGGGCACGCTTAGTAATATAAAGATCTGGTGCACCAGTAATCTTATTACCAGTTTTTAAATCAATTACACCATTCATAACACCAAGCAGATGAGCATTACCGTCCCACTGCTCCACCCCAACGATAATTCTTGGGTCGGAATTGGCGCTAGTTACCATATTGCTTAGGCTTGCATTTGATTTAGCTTTCTTAGCCCAACTTACAATCTCTTGCTTCTTATCCTGCTCATCGGCACCATAGTTTAGAACCTCGCTGGCAATAACGGGAGATATGCGTTTAGCAAGTTCACTAATTTGTAGATTTTCAGCATCCGGTGCCCAGTATTCTCTGTCCCAGTGAAACCACCCAAGCCCCGGAGTATATCGAACTACAGAACCATAGGTATCAATAAGTCGACGACCATTTCCAGTATCAGTTAAAGTTCGATAGCCAGGGCGCCCACCCGCTTCAGCGGACAACGAGTCAGCATCCTTAGGTACATTAAGGCCATCATCAGCATCATTTGCAGATGCTCCCTGCTCCGCTGATTTACTTACAGCATCGCCAATAGGATTAGATACTGTAGACACTTCTGCACTAGCAGACTGCATTGAGTTTGTCTCCGCCTGAGAACGCTCCGCCCATTCCTGCCCCTGAGACTCCACCCAGTTGCTAATTTCAGGCCAAGCTCGATCAATCTTGGGGCTTGATTTAACAAAATCAATCGCTCGATGAGTGTGCATTAATAGAGAATTGGTGCCCTCTAATTCCATAGGGGGGTTTACCATTTCGGCATTAAAGCGAATCATCATAGATTCAATCATTAGACGAGCATCGTCAGTTGTGCCAAATTTATTTGCCAATGCGCATGCAAGTCGATAGATTTCTACAGCACGCTGACCTTCAACTAAACCATCTTTAAGGATAGTTTCAATATCAACCTTTGTCCCACCGACCTCTAAGTCGTCTAGCCAATCCCAGCTGCCCTCTTGATAAGTGCTGCCGCTACCCCTACGTACAGCTTTAGCTCGAAGTACTGCTAATAATTCCTCTGGCGCTTGGGCAGGACCATCTGGAAAATTCCATGGAGCGTGACCAGGCTTCCAATCATAAGAGATCCCGGAAAAGTGACGCGAAGGAGAGAGCAAGATATACCCATTGTGCTTAATATCTATACCCTTTAACCCCTCCTTCGAGAGATTGCCAAGAAATTTTTCATTTGGATCACATTTATAAATTAAGTGACGGCCGCGGACAGTTTTTCCATTTACTGTGTACGCACCGGTCTGAGCCTCGATAGTGGGGATAATAGCTCCCTCGGCTCTTGCTTCCAGAATATCAAATGACTCATCACCGCCAGATCGCGGGTCAATATCTATTGCAAAGAATCCAGATGGCTTACAAAAAACGCCAATATTGTAATCAGGATTCTGCTCGTACCATTTAGCAACTACTTCGGGATCACTAGAGGCTTCGGAGTTCCAATTATTTAGAGCCGGGTGTTTACCAACATCCTTAGCATCACCATGAGGCTTACCGCATGTACAACGACCATCTAACGTAATTCCGTGTACGGGAAGAAGTACCCAACCTTTTTTAGCGTAGTAATCTGCTCCGGTAGATAGTCGGCCAATAGATGATTCCCATGTACTCATTAGGCAACCACCACGATGTCATTAACGTTATTCATATGCTCTCCGGGGGATAGATAAAAAAAGCATACACCCGAGTGCGGGCGACTGCAAGTTGAAACGCGCAATAAGGCAAAATGCCTAAACTTTTTGGCGGTCTGAACTAACAGCGCGTCAAATAAGGACGACCCTAATAGGGTAAAATAGGAAGAACAAATCTAATTGTTTCCCTCTAGAGAATCTATTATAGGTCATGCCCACCGAGATTATTTTTACCATTGCAGCAGTTATTACAGCCCTTGGCGTGATATTTGGCGGCGTGTATGCTACTTTTCGTCTAGTAAATCGTATTAGTCAAGCTATCGGTGTCGATGGCTCTGGTAGAACTCTATCAGAACGTCTAGAACGCGTGGAGCACCAACTCTGGGAAAACGGGGGAAGCTCCCTAGCTGATAGAGTTAATTTAATTGGGGATCATGTAGTTAAACTTTCAGCAGAGACAGAACTAATTAAAGATCTTGTAATTAACACTAAAACTTCTCCAGTAAAAGTTGTTAAAACTAGGGTTAAAAAGGCTAGCTAACTTAAAAAACATGTAGTAGTATTTTTCTAGTGTCCAATAACCACTAGGAGATACATGTCACTAGCTGACAAGTTAAAGAATGCCATGGACGAATCCGGGCAAAAATTCTGTAAAATAGGGATGCTATTTATAGATCCTAAACTATCGACAAAAGATAAAGATCACTTAATTACAATTTTAAATACTCCCGAGGATGATCCGACACGCGTCCCTAACACCACTTTAGGTAAGATTTTGCGTGAAGAAGGGTATGATATTAGCAACAGTGCCGTAGACCGCCACCGTAGCGGAAACTGCGCCTGCAAGAGAATGGCTAAATAAAAGTGGGCTTATCAGAAAAGCTAGAAAAACTTGCAAGTCCAGGAAAATCTGGATCAGATATTAAATCAATGAATATTCCAGAAGACTGGCGTCCACGAATGGATGTAGACACGGTAAAAGGTGGCTTTGTAATCTCTAAGCCACGCCCAGCTGGACAATCTCAAGATTCTAAGGGAATTTTAGAAGATTATGATTTGCACCCGGATGAATGGATTATCACATCCATGCGCATGGGGAAGTGGCAGAGATACGATGGAGAATATCTAGAATCTCAGCGGCTAAATCTAACACCAGCTACTGGCCTAGATAGTCTAGATGCTAGACTCGATGCCGAAAAACTAGTGGATGAGATTAAAAAGTGGCGTCCAGAACGCGGTATCAAACAATCAACAGGAAATGCATCCTATGGGCTATTTCCAAGCGACCAGCAGATTGGTAAAAAGAATGGGGATGGTGGAACTCAGCAATCAATAGATAGAATTCTAGAACTAACAGAAAAATCAGTTAATCGATACAAGATGTATCAAAAAATGGGACTAGGCCTAGGAACAATAACTCTAGGACTTCCGGGAGATCACGTCGAAGGTAATGTATCTCAGAACGGACGTCTTCAAGGTTTAGCTGCATCGGATCTTGGAATCACTGAGCAGGTACGTGTTGCACGTCGTTTGTTAATGGCGCAGATAAAAGCACATGCTCCCCTCGCTGAACGAATGATAGTTCCTGTGATTAATGGAAACCATGATGAAGCTACTCGTCAAGTTGCTGCCGATCCTGCTGACGGATGGAATACAGAAATTGCATCTGCAGTACAAGATGCTTGCGCAGAAAATCCAGCACTAGCTAACGTAGAGTTTAGGTTTCCATCTTCGGGACACCAGACCCTAGTTACAGAAATCTGCGGCACTCACGTTGGACTATTTCACGGCCACCAGGCTAATCAAAATAATATTGAAAAGTACCTATCAGGGCAGTCTCTAGGTAAGACTGCTCTAGGCCATGCTGATATTTGGATTTCCGGTCACTTCCACAACTTCCGTACTATGGATGTAGGAGAGCGTTTGTGGTGCCAGTGCCCAACTACTGATCCGGGATCAGAATGGTACAGAGATAAAGCTGGGCAATCATCTAAACCAGGGCTTTTAACTATGGTTTTTGGTGGAGACTTTGATCCACGAGAATTTTTAAGCGTGCTTCCAGTAAGGTGAACGGTTAGAGGACTATGATTATTCTTTTCTTTGGACTACCTGGATCCGGTAAAACTACTCTATGTAAAGAGCTATTAAAACACACTCCAGCAATACACCTAAATGCAGATGAAGTTAGAGGTGATTTAAGCTCGGATCTAGGATTCTCTATAGAAGATAGGGTAGAGCAAGCTCGCCGGCTAGGGGCTATTGCTAGACTTTTATCCGCTCAAGGGCATGTGGTACTTGTTGATTTTGTAAACCCAACCTTGGCAACTAGAGAGGCTTTTGGAAAATCCGATATCGCCGTGTGGATAAATAGAATTAATGAAAGCAGATTTGCTGATACTAACCTACTCTGGGAAGATCCGGATAATGTTGATATTCAAATTATTAGTGGAATGGATCTAGCATCTGAAGTAACTGTAGTAATGTCTGCAGCTAGATTACACGACTGGAAGAAACCGACCACTTTAATGCTTGGCAGATATCAACCTTGGCATGAGGGTCATGATGCCCTATACGAGGTTGGCCTAGAGAAGACCGGTCAAGTTTTAATTGCCGTGAGGGATACGCAGGGAACTTCAGAAAAAGATCCTCTCAGCCATGCCGAGGTAGTGAACTATATCAAAGATTATCGTCAAAATGCTCTGACAATGAGAGTTCCTAATATTACAAATATAATCTATGGCAGGGATGTCGGATATCAAATTGAAAAAATTGAACTAAGTCCAGAACTGCAAAGTATTTCAGCGACTCAGAAGAGAAAAGAGATTGGTCTTTAATGAGAGTAGCAGTATATACAATTGCTCTAAACGAAGAGCAATTTGTAGAGCCATGGTTTGAGTCAGCAAAAGAAGCTGACTATTTATTAATTGCAGATACTGGCTCTACCGATAAAACGGTAGAAAAAGCAAAAGCCCTAGGTATTAATGTGATATCAGTTGGCATTAGACCTTGGCGTTTTGATGATGCTCGTAATGCATCTTTAGCTGCTATACCATTGGATATTGATTACTGTATAGCACTAGATATGGATGAGATTCTTTTACCCGGATGGAGAAAAGAATTAGAGATTGCGTTTAGTATGAAAGCTACTAGACCAAGATACCAGTACACATGGAACTGGAAAAATATTGAAGAGACTGAACCCGGGCTTCAATATGGCGGAGATAAGATCCATTCCCGTAAGGGATATAGGTGGAAGCATCCAGTACATGAGGTACTGACTAAATATGGACCAGATCCAGAAAACCAATACTGGGTAGGGTTAGAAATACACCACCACCCAGACAACTCTAAGCCTAGATCCCAGTATCTTCCTCTACTGGCTCAGTCTGTAGTCGAGGATCCTCATGATGACCGTAATGCTTTTTACTATGCTAGAGAGCTATTCTTCTACAATAGGCATGAAGAGGCAAAAGAAGAATTTAAACGACACTTGGATCTACCTACAGCAGTTTGGCCTCCGGAGAGAGCTGCCTCGATGAGGTATCTTGCGAAAGTAGATATAGAAAATGCCAGAGAGTGGTTAGAAAAAGCAATTGATCAGTCTCCCGGTAGACGAGAGTCTTTAGTGGAACTTGCCCAGTACTTTTACAATCGTGAAGATTGGCAAAATTGCTACTGGCGTGCAATAGAGGCTCTTTCTATTAAAGAAAAACCCCTAGACTACCTATGCGAAGAATTTGCATGGAACGAGCTTCCGTATGATTTAGCGGCTATTTCAGCATACCGGATGGGGTTTTTCACCGAAGCATTGGAATATGGTACAGAAGCAGTAAAAATAAATCCAGAAGATCAAAGATTAAAAACTAATTTACAGTATTATACTATTAGCGTTTCTTCTTAGATTCTTGCGCATGATAAGCCTCTACAGCATTAGCACTAGTTCTACTTTGCCAGCTAAATTTACAGTCTAAGCATTCAACTATTTTCATAGTAGACCAACGTCCACCATTAGGGCGTTCTACAGTTTTTGTAGTGAGCGAACTTGTTTTTGCCTTACATCCAGGGCACAGAGGAAAACGATTGTGGCGCATCTCCTGGCCCTCCCAATTTACAGACAGCGTTCTACGTATCTGTTTGTTGGTCAATCCGCCCCATATTCCCCATATTTGTTTATTTTCTAGGCCCCATTTAGCACAGTCTAATCTAACCGGGCATGAATTGCATAATTTTTTTGCTTGATACTGCTGAGATGGTTTATTAGCAAAAAATTTATCAATGTGCTCTGAGTTTTTAGGAATGGCACAGTTAGCATCTTCATGCCAGTCTGGAGTATCAATCAAAAGTCCAGCACCTCTACCCAGGTAGCAGCGGTAACAGAATCTACTTTTTCACCAGTCTGGGTAAATCCATCTATATCGCAAACCGTTTGATACACTTCATCATCTAAAATTCCAGCATAACCATAAGTTACTACTGAAGAATTTAACATCATAAAAGCATTAGCTAGGGATATTGCAATCCCATCTCTTTGTAAAGAAGATGCTAATGCTTTTCTAACAATATCTGGCTCTAGATCTACCGTACCTTCAGTATAGTAAATATTAGAACTGGGATACGATGGTTCAAAACCACTACCATCCCATTCAAACCATAGGGACTCACCAATTCTAGAATCTTTCATATACGACAGTTTACCCTGGTAAATTATTTTTTACCCGGGAAACGACATCGGCGTGTCGAATTAAATTGGATTTATTGAATTATTTTTTACAGCTCCGTGAGCCAAGATTTGATATTTATAGTCAGTAAATTCACCATCTTTTTCTGGGATACTTATCTTTAACTCAATGTCAAGGCGAGTTTCTATGGTTTCCAATGAGATGCCTAAAAAATCAGCAGCTTTCTGCAGGGCTACATCTTTAGCAGATGCTAAATCATTAGATCCATATTTAAGTTCAAAATGAATACGCATTATTTAACTCGCTTTTCTAGCTTATATGGGGAGTAATGAACGCCCTTAAGTTCAGGAGTCTTTCCATCAGTGGAGTTAAAAATAACATCACCATAGCGAACTGCAATTACTTTCCCTAGACGACCATTGTGGATTACTCCAGTCTTATCATCGAATGCATCAGATAGAACACGAACCTGATCGCCCACAGTTATCTGCCCTGGCTGTAGAGGAACCCATACGGCATCGACTTCAGGCTGGGCTTCTTTAAGTGCATAATTGAGTGCTAGCTTAGCGAATACTTCTACTGCCTCTTTAGCTAGCCCCGGGCTCAGCTGGGACTGCTTCTCCCACACTTCCAACAATTTCAAAACAGCATTACCCGATCCAATTTTTACTTTGGCTTCAGCGAATTGCTCTCTTATCCATTCATAATTTACTTCTGGCATTTTTTCTCCTAGTTGAAATTTATTACTGATTTTAAAAACTCTATAGCTTCATTTTTATTAGGGATTGCTGATATATAAGATTCCCTCTGATTCTCAGCTATTCGAGAACGGTCATATGGGGATAGGTCTTCTAGAGTGGATCCCAGTATATTCCAGCTGGCATCTAGATAATTGGTCTCTCTCCAGTCGGATATAACTGGAGTACCAGAGTTTAGTGCTTGAATATATCTATAAGACCACCAAGAACCGACACCACGGTCATGAACTGAGACCAACGCACCTAATCCAGTAGATATTCTGGAATAAACCGTGGCATCACTATCATTAGCCTTCACTTTCATGGGTACCACCGGAAACTTTAAAAGTTTCTCTAATTTAGTAGACCAAGGTGACTTAATAGACTCTGATACCCACATATCTATTTTATTTTCAGATATTACCGGATTCTCTAGTAGGAAACTATCAAGATTTATTCCATATAAAGATGCAGTACTACCTGCAGAGATATATTTTTCAATAGTCTCGGTTTTGGACCACGGAAGAGCCGGGTAAATAGTTTTAGGCCAGGTCTCAGATAATAATTTAAAAGCTGCAGAGCTGATATTACCAGCTATTGTAGGATCGATAGCTAAATTATATTCTCGACGCTTTGAATAAAACGGAGTGAAAATAGATGAGACATCTCTATCAATTGATGCCAAACTAGATTTAAATTGCCACAGCTGAGGGTGATCTAGTACCAAGCGGAGCTTAGGGGAGTTATAGAGCATATTAATAACATGCATCGCACCGTAAACTTTATTGGCCCCTAGGCTAGTGGGAGGGATGACCCCAACTAATACAATATCGTACTTACTTAAAGTTTCTTCAGTCCAAGTAACACTCGGAGTCGCCCACTCAACGGTGGAAAAAGTTCCAATAGTAGAAACAAGCTTTCCAAAAAAAGTAGTGTTAGTGGACGGCTTAATGTGGGAGGAAGCCATTCCGGTTACAAGTACTTTCATATATATCCTTTAGTGGGAAGTAGGGCACCCATCGGGTACCCTACTTCTCATTTACTAGAATGGAGCGTCTTCTGAAACTACAGGAGATGCTGGAGCTGGTGCAGGAGCCGGAGCTGGAGCAGCAGCTGGAGCTGGAGCAGCGGCTACTGGAGCCGGAGCTGGAGCAGCTGCTAGATTAACACCAGCTGCGCCCTCAGTGCGGATAACGTGATATTGCTTGATCTCATTGCTACGGTTTCCGTTGTAGGTGCGAGTACCGATGGTAGCGCGGAATGCGCGACCTAGAAGTGCAGCTTCAATCTGAGCATTAGTTGGGTTGGTAGAGAAATACTCCTTACCAAGACCAAGGACAGTCATCTTCAAGAAGAACATGCCTAGTGCCTTTGGGTTGTCGGTAGTGATAACTAGGTTATCCCAAACGCGACGCTTAGCATGAGGTCCACTAATAACTTCAGTAGTTAGCTTGAACATAGTCTTGCCAGTCTGAGTAGTAGTAGCCTTAGCCTCGGTAACCTTTAGTTCGTAGTCACCGTCTGGTAGTGGCTCGTAGCTGCTGGTCTCGCCAGCCTCCTTAACGAGGTCATTCCAATTGATTGAACTCATAGTTCAGTTTTCCTAACTTGTTGTTTTCTTTGTGGGTTTTGTCTTTTCTCCAAAGACGATATCAAGCATGCGTTCAACACCAAGGTCTCCCTGCTCGACAACTTTTCCAAGACGTCCCTGGACACGCTCTCCAGCTTCATACTCAGGTGTACGTTCGACATACATACGTCGCACCTTATATGGAGGCTGCAGTGGATCTGGATTTGGCATCGTTTCCACTGTGATTGCGCCTAGAATGTCATAAAAGTACGGGGCTTGAATTGCAAGTTGCCCCTGTAGATAAGGACGGTATACGCCATCCTGACCTTTACGAGCCATTGCAGTCAAGACTACGGCCTCTAGAGGCTGGGTAGCGTGCATTGTAAGGTCACGAAGGTCACGAAGCAGTGCACCCATGTGGCGAAGCAATTCGCCCCACTGTTGCATCTTCATCTGTTCGGTTCCTGCAATGTTGTCCATACACTTAACCTGCAACTCAGAGATTGAGTCAATGATTAAGGACTTGAACTGGTGCTTGCCGCTCTGAAGCCATTGGAAGGCTTTCATAACGACATCATAGTCGCGAACTTGAACCACTACTGTGTCCCAAGTACCATCTGCAACAGGTGGCTCCTCGCGAATAGGATCCCAATACTTAACAGTAATTGGGAGGAAACGGTGTCCTCCCTCAACATCGAGCATTAGGCGTGGGTACGGCGCTGTGACGGCAAATGTAGATTTACCGACCTTAGATTCGCCATAAACCATAATTGTTAAACTGCGATCAACTTCAGACACTGTTACTCACTTCCTTTCTTTTCTTCGATTCCATAGTAACCGTACGGGTCGGCTGACTCGAACGCATCGCTAATTGCTGCTTCGGCGGCAGAGCCGTCGTCAATAAGCGGACAAATAGCAAAGAATTGGCACTTCCACTTGCAGTCACGCGAAGGCTTAGGATAGGCAAGCTTTAGGTGGCTTACTCCCTCATCCAAACCATCACGAACACGCATCATGTCTTCCAAGGTGCCTTCAAGGCGCTGGTAGAACGAGCGAAGTGCAAACTTATTGTGGCGAACTTCGATCTGATCGTAGAACGGTGGCTTAGCATAAGCACCGCGCTTAACCTTACGAAGCATCGTAAAGATGCCGCCTTCGGAGCGTTCACTGCCCTGGTTCTGAGCTTCTTCTAGAACCATGTAGGTAAGAACCTGCTCATTCATGTGAGCAGTAGAACCAAAGTCAGCAAATGAGCCACCAACAGTTTTAAAGTCACGGAACATACGAACATTGTCAATCTTGCGACGAACACGCATGTCGATCTTTCCCTGAAGAATTACACGATTGTCAAGCATAGGACGCTCGATAATCTCTTCAGTTGAAATCATCTCAAGTTCAGCGTCGATGCCTTCAAGCTCAATCCATTCTAGATAGCCTTCCAGCATTACGCGACCAAGCTCGCCTTCGGTCTCTAGTTCGGTAGTATCGCGATATTCTTTATTCAGCTTGTCCATATCTTCTTTGACTAGCTCAGCGTGAATCTCTAGCAGGTCGCGCTCCATACCGGAACTGTAATAACGATCCAAAGCTTCGTGAATACGAGAACCTAGAGCAAGCGCCCCAGTAAAGTTTTGCATCTTAGGCTTAAGACGACGGTAGTAGGTAAACCACCAGCGACGTCGGCAGTCCTTAAATGTCTGAATCTCCGAGTTAGAGATTCTTACGGGTTCAGTTGTCATTTTGTCTTTCCGCTACTTTCTTTAAGCATTTTAAGTAAAGCAACTTTATCTCGAACAATTTGTTCAAAATTATCGGCCTTAGTGTCGAGCGCCTGGATTACTCGCTCTTCAATAGTTCCCTCGGTCACGTAGTCAGTAATAATCACTGAGTCGTGGATCTCTGAACCGATACGGTGTACACGATCCAGAGCTTGTTTGTGGTCTACTAACGACCATGGTCTTTGAAGCATAACAAGGCGACGTGCTGTTGTCAAGGTAACACCAACACCACCAGCCTGAGCAGTAAAAAGAATCCATTTGGTCTTGCCAGACTGGAAATCATCGATAGACTTCTGACGCTCATCTTGGTCTTGAGCACCGGTAATCAAACCATGGGCAATTCCCTCTTTAGTCAGACGTGCGCTAAGGATTTCAATGAGCTGGCGAGATACAGCACAGACTGCAACCGAGTCATCACCGAAATCACCATTTTTCATATCATCCATAAGAGCATCGACCTTACAAGATGGGTCTGATAAAACAACCTTCTCTTCACCAGTATTTGGATCTAACACTATTTCGGCGTAAGAGCTAGCAAATTGAAGTAGACGCAGTGCTTGAGTAAGAGGATTAGCGGCTACTACGATGTCACCAGAGGCCCCGGATTCAGTCTCTAGTGCAACAATCATGTGGTCAAGCATTTGCTTGTAGGCCTTAGCCTGCTTAGCTCCCATTTCTACATCGCGTCGCTCATTAATTACCTCGGGCAACCAGGGGAGCACTTTAGCCTTTAGCATACGACGCATGCGTGGATTGATAGCTGAATAAAATTCTTGCTCCATATGAGGTTTTACACCGATAACCATCATCCCACCAAAAGCATTCAGCATTGTGTCAATCATTCGATCAATCCACTTAGTTTTAGATGGCCATTCTGCTGGAGAAATCCAGTGAAGAATCGGCCAAAGATCAACTACATCTTTAGCAATTGGTGTACCAGTAAGCGCAAAACGAATATCTGCATCTCCAGTAGCTGCCCATAAGGCTCGAGTTTGTTTAGATTTGGGATCTTTTGATCGATGGATCTCATCAGCAACAACGGCTTTAAAATTAATTGTATTTAATTCGCGCTCGTGCACCTCGCAGCGTGACGGTGTGATACGAGAATCATGTCCCTTACACTCAATGCAGCGAGATAAGGCAATGGATCCGTAAGGAGATAGTCGAGAATGCGAACGTAGTGACTCCCAGTTAACAACAATTACATCGGATTGCTGATCGAACTGAGCACGACGTTGGTTAGCAGAGCCGTTGATAACGGTAACATTTACTCCAGGCCACCACTTGTCAAACTCGCGTTCCCAGTTTTTCTTAAGGGTGTTGGGGCAGACAATAAGTGCAGGAAAAATATCTTGTCCATTATCCTGCAATCGCTTTAACGCACGAATAGCCTGAGCAGTTTTACCAAGTCCAGGCTCATCTGCAAGTAAGGCACGTCGAGCAGTCGATAGGAATTCAACTCCAGCCCGCTGATGAGGAAAAAGATCAGCATCCCCCTCTTCCATGACATCTATATCGCGCAGATGATTGGCCGGATCAATTCGGGTAGTTTTTTCATTTTTAGCCCATTCAGAGAGCTCCGGGCCTAAGACTAAGTCTTCTTTAAAAGTTGATCTAAGGGCTAAGCATCCTGCCCAAGAAACCGGAATACGCCAAATTTGCTCCTTAGCACTCCAGGAAGCTCCAGGTATGCTTTTGCATAGCTCTTTTAGACGCCATTCAGCGTTGATAACGATGTGCTCTTTTGAGTCATCTAGTTCAACTAAAACTGCCATTTAATTCCTTAGTTGTCATTTTGTATTTATATATTATCAGAAAAAAGTTTTCTACGCAATATTTTTTGATAATAACTATTCTAGCAGATTAATTGGTTTCCATCCACTCTTTACAATCCTAAGTAACCCGTGTCGAATTGCATCAAGTGCATGCCCCTCGCCACCGCGGTGCCAGTAGCCTAGCTTTTTTAGAGCCGAGTTGGGAAATAAGGCTTTGGCATCAGCAGGACTCTGGAAATAAATATCGTCTGCTGGACGACCCACGTCCATAAGGCATTGCTTGAGGATACCAATCTGCTCTAGAGAATAAGGCGCTTGAGAGTTTTTTACAGTCTGAGCATTAATGGTGAAGCGCTCACAGACTACCTCTATTTCGCCCTGTACAAGCCCTAGAGAGGCTCTAATTGGAGCTGCGTATTCATGCTGCTGGAACTCTCCTGACCACACTAGGACCGGTTCTTGGCCCGACTCATAGCTAAATAGAGCTACTCCAGTAGCTTTTCCAGGGTCAACTGATAGTACGTGTTTCATTAGTATTTTGCTCCCCAATTCTCGAGCGGTCCATCAACATCGGCAGTAAGAGGCACTGACCAGCCTTCCGTAGTTGTCATGCATTGACGAACTATATGCTTAATTTCCTCGGCATCTTCTCGCGGAGCATTAAGAACAATTTCATCGTGTACAGGAACAATCAGCAACTCAGTAAGGTCAGCTTGATCTAACTTGACAAGATTTGACTTAAAGATTTCAGCTGCTCCTCCCTGAATTAGATAGTTAGTCAGAGTATAGACACGATCCTCATCGCAGGGCAAGCGACGCCCCGTCCAGGTATTTACATAACCTTGCCCCTCTGAGCGGAGACGACGCATGCCGATATCTTCTACTTTCTTCTGAAAAGTTGCCATTCCGGGATATCGATCATCAAAAGCATTAGATACTGCACGCATTTGCTCTTCTGGAACTCCAGCAGTGAGAGCCTGCTTGGCAATCCCTGCACCATAAAGACGCCCGTAAACTACACCTTTAATAAGACCTCGACGCTTATCTGATTTTTGCATAGCTGGATCAGCATAGACTTCACGACCAATCTCGGTAAAAGGATCCGAACCAGTAGCATCAGCCATATTAAATAGGTTTATTAGATTCGCATCCTGAGACATGGTGGAAAACATACGGAACTCAACTTGGTCTAAGTCGGAGGTAATAATTACATGATTCTCATCCTTAGGGATAAATGCACGACGCACGGTATCATCGCCCTTTGGAAGAGTCTGTAACGCTGGATTCTGAATAGTCATGCGCCCAGTACGCGCTCCCATTGTTCGGATAGATGGGTGGACAAGGCCATTAACATTATCGGTAATAAAATTAGAAAAATATGTAGATGCTAGTTTATCTGCCTTACGTTGTTTTAGTGCAGTCTCGGCTAGTTGCTTAACTTCTGGACTACCATCACGAACTAGAAGTTTAAGTTGATCTGCTGATGCAGATTTATTTCCAGATGGAGTTGTCTCGGTAATAACTGCACCAAGATCCTCAAGCTGTCGAACTAGCTGAGCATTACTTGTAATAGATAAACCGTTATAGTTAGCTTTAGCCCAGTCTTTTACTTGCTCGGTGTAGTCAATAAGTTCCTGATACTTTTTCTTAGAATAGTCTAGATCTAGACGAGCACCATTTAACTCCATTCGGGTAGCGATACGTCTAGTATTCATTTCAAGCTCATAGGGCACACTGTATGGTTGACCCGGGCCACATTTCTCCCAAAATTTTTCCCATAGACGCATTGTTAGAACTGGGTCAAGAGCGCCATAGGCCCAGTAGGGCTCATAATTTATTGGTACGGTTCCCCAAGTCCAGCCATTCTTAGCCATACCTTCATCCAAAACACTTTGAAGGCGTGCTGCATCAGCATCTATGTACTGTGAAGTGAGGCGCTTTAGGGCTCCAGAGCCCAGAGGATCAATCAGGTGAGCCATAATCATCGTGTCATGGGCTTGATGCCAAGGAAGGTTCCAGCGACTCTGTACATCGAACCACCGGGCCTCGAAAGCGATATTATGGCATACAATCGGACCGTTAAATTGGCTCATAGCCTGATAAAAAACACCAGACCATTCATCCCACGGAATAGACCAACCGGTCATTCCGTCGCCAATCTGTACTAGGCGTAATTTACCATGCCAAGGAGAAAAAGCATGATCGCGAGGATTACCGGGTAACTCTCCTGTCTCGGTATCAATAGCAATTGCATTGTGTGGTCGACGTTCACCCATCCAAGATATAAATCGCTCAGCCTGAGCAACACTATCGATTAGTTCAAGTTTTACGTCACCAAGTCCATTTGTCATTTAATGTCTTTCATCATATCTTTAAAGTTTATATTATTTATGGAATTATTTCAACCCTATACACTTTAGCAATTTCTTCTTCAATATCTGAAACCTCTTCAAGTAAACGCTGAGCTACATTAGTTAGATAACGAGCACCGCCATCATCATATTTATATAGCGCATCAAGTACAGCTGATGCTTCCTCGGATACCTGCGCCCAGTACCGATACTTTTCAGGGAAAACTAACCCTGCTTCCTCAGATGGATCGCATTCATCGCAGGGTATCGAATTATGAGACAAAGAGTCATACCCTATCTCGGTCAGATTATAGCGATTGACTAGGGGGCAGGCAGCTCCATGGTACACAAGAGACACCCCGACTCTAGACAGAATATAAGATCCGCTATCAGTCTTATAAAGAGCAAACTCAATCCACCGAGTAGAGTCTCTTCTCTTCGAGGAGGAATTTCCAAGAAGCTTTCCATTGAACTGCAGGGTACGCGACCCGTCTTTTACTTCAAACATTTTAATAGTTTACTCGGCAGATTCCGGATCTATATTTACTAGTTGTTTTTGAATATTAGAAATAATAGATTTTAATACAACAATCTCCTGGGCCTGGTTACCCACTAATTCTCTAAACCCTTTAAGTAATTCTTCTATATCTAGTTCATTATTTTTTTCTGTCATTTTTATCTTTCTTATTTATTCTCTAGATTTACAACTTTAGTAGTTAATTCTTGTAAAGCAGCAGTTAGGAGAGGAACTACCAATGAGTAGTCAACTCCCTGATAAATTGGATTTCCATCACTGTCTACTTGATCTTTATGCCCGCTAGCTGCAATTGGAATAACCTCCTGCACCTCATGGGCAAGAAAACCCTCCATTACAGTATCAGGTTCAGATATAAAGTTATATCTACTTGGCTTTAGAAGCATTAATCTAGATATGGCATCTGGAACTCTAACTACATTTTCCTTTAAACGATAATCTGATGAAGTTCTGTATGCTGTAGCTGTAGTAGTTATATCAATAGTGCCGACTTCAGTTGAAAATCTTTGAAATGAAGCAATAGTACCGCTAGAAGATCGAGATAATCCTAGCGGCACTCCACTATTTGCAAAACGCCCGGCCCCATCAGCAATATAAGCATTGCCAGCATTCTGCCAAGAAGGTATAGAGCCACCAGAAAAACTAGCAGTGCTACTAACTGAGAAACTTCCAACGCTAAATGAACCATTACCGTGACTCCAGGCACCCTTACTTACAATACCATTTGTTATTGAAAATATCTGAATATTAGAACCATTACTGCCAACAGTTAGCTCGGCATCGCCATCGCCAAACATATTAACTCCATAGTCTTCAACTTCAAGTCTTCCATTGCCAGTACTATAGAAGACCATGCTAGAGCCAGCGCCAGTGGTTCCTCCAGTAATATTTCCAGCATAATCAGAACCCTTATAGAATGAAATATTTGTGCCGCCCATCTCGACTCTAGTTCCAGAGGCTGCTGTTTTAATAGTAAAACCAGTTAAGGTTCCAGCATTTATAGCTGATGCTTCAATAGTTCCAGTAGTAATTTTTCCACCACTGATAGTAGTAGTACCAGCATTGATATCAGCTGCAGCTCCGCCGGAGGCAATATATCCACCGATAGTTACAGCACCAGTAGATGAATTTATATTAAATGTTGGCGTAGTGCCGTTGGCTGCATAAGCTGTCATGCCACCCGAGTTAAGAACTATTCTTGAACCGCTAGACGCAGTCTGTATGTTTGCACCAGTAATCAAGAATGCATCTAATGCACCAGCATGAATTTGATCAGCAGTAATAGAGTTTGCTTTAATGCTTCCAGCTTCAATGGTATTTGACTGGATTAGATTTCCTGTAATCGTATTACCAATAATTGCGTCATAAGCCGTAATGGTCCCATTTACTATTTTGGCACCACTAAGAACTTTACCTATTACATCGGTATCTACTAGTGCAGCAACAGCTACTCCAGCACTAGGGTCAGATGCTAAAGTCTTTGCGCCAGTACTACTTACAAAAATAAGCTTGGCATAGTAGGTAGTGCCATAAGTAAGATTGGCAACAACAAGTTCGTTATAACCTAGACGCTCTAGGCGACCCTTAAGGGTGGAAGAACTAGGAGTAAAGGTTGATACTGTTCCCAGATGTACTTCGGTGTAGGAGAGGAACGGTGGTGGCTGAAGCCCTTGATCATCATAGCCATCCCATTTAATGGTAAGAGTCCCTAGACGAGCTTCCATTGTCGGGATAGACGGAGCATTAAGAATAATTGCTGGATTGCCAGTCTCCAGAGTAAGGGTATCTGAGTACTCCGAGTAGTTCATTCTAGATGAGTCAATTGCTTGAACAGCGAAGTCAATTGTCGACGAGACACTAAAGTCACGCATAGACATGCTTGTTTGATCGGTTTCGCCGGCAGACACCCACTGAGCCGATGGAGCTGCATCAGTAGTAGATTGAATATCTCCAGTTGTTCCCGTGGCCGTAGGTAGAGTTTGACCAGTTATTTTAAGCGCACCAGATATAGAAAAACCGGTAGTTGGTGAGGTGCTGGTTGGGGTGTAGTTTACGGTATCCCCTACAGTACCTGATATGGTTCCAGCGCCGTATTTATTTGATCCAGAGCTAGCCCAACTAATGGTAAAGGCTTGATTATTCTCAAGTCCGGATACTTCCCATGCAACAGTGCCCTTACCCTTAGTTGCAGAGAAAGTTGCTGGTATAGATAAGGTACCAACACTAGTTGACATAGTGATAGTAGGTACCGTACTAACAAACGTATTGTTCCAAGAAAAAGTACCAGAAACCACACCATCGGAGTTAGTTTCCGAGCCAGCAGTAGATGACTGGCCAGCTGGCTCAACTCCGGTGGATCCGGTAGTTCCACCTGCAATACTCTGAGTTTTGTATCGGTATAGGACACGATATCCAGCTAAGTCAGTAAGAGTAGTACCATCAGCATTTTGGGTAGGAGCATCCCAGCTCAGGGTCACAGCAACATTCGGCTTACCAGTAGTTGGATCATAGTATCCGTTGGTAACAGTTGCTAAGTTAGTAGGAGGCTTTGGAGCCATATGGTCATTAATAATTACGCCATCAGGAATACTGGATGGGCTAACCCACTGTAATCCATCCCACACCTTTACGGTATTTGGAGTAACAGAGGTATCAATCCAAGTGTCGCCAATAATTGCATATTTATGTACTACAGAGAGTACAGAACCAGTAGATGATGTGATTGATACTGATTCAGAGGGTGCGGTAATAAATTTATATTTAATAGTCGAACCATTGACATATGAAACAAAAAATGTCCCATTGAACGTGGTATCAACATTAGAAACTGTAATAACGTCACCAACAGTTAGCCCGTGCGTCGAGTTCGACAGGACTAATGTAGCCTCAGTTAGGGTGCATGAGCGCTGGGTTACTGTAGCTGATACATTTAAATTGACTACAGCTGGGTAATATCCAGTTAAGCCAACCGTATACCTAAAAGTGGTAGTCGAACCTACTTCAGTAATTTTGTATGTTCCATTGGCATTAACATTACTGTTATTTAGCCCATAGACCGTAACTTTATCCCCGACTGCCAGCCCGTGCGGCTGAGATGTGGTGATATCAATCCAGTCATCACTGCCAGTAATATTCTTTGCAGAATACGCGGCAGCAGATACTGAAGAAAATTCTGTAGGTGCAGTTTCAGAAGAAGTAGATCCAGTGGCACCTGAATCTTTAGGATCAGTTGGAGGGACAACCCCTGGTGCAATTTGACTAGCAGTAATAGCTGCCGCAGCAATGCGATTAGGGACAACCCTAGATTCAACTGTACGTAGTCTACGATCAACAGCAGTGATAACTGTAGTTAGCTTTTTACGACGTCTTCGAATTCCCAATCTTATCCACCTGCGCTTCCGTAACTAGTTGTAGATCCACCTTCTCGGGGAAAGTAGGGGTGTCTGGAACTGAAATCTTGTAAGAATCAATCTTTCTAACAAGAACATCATTTCTAGCTTCTAGATTGCTATCTAAACGTTCTTGTACAAAGACATCATTGAGTCGTATAGAGCACCAGTCACCCGGTGCATAGGATCCGACTTCTGGCGAAATAGAGCCATTTACAGAAATATTAAATGTGGAGATTGGCGGTATAGAGTCATACAAATATTGCTGAGCGTAATCATGTAAAGCTGCTTCACTCATATCTTTTTTGGGAGCTGACTGAACGGAATCTAGAATCGGCCAGTTATAAGTCAACCCACCCAGATAGTCATCAGCCACAGCAGCGGAGTATGGCTGAGTGGTAGTGAGCTCGGAGGCGCTACCCGTGTACCAAACTCGAGTAGCAGCATCTTCGGCTGACTCCTCCATAGTTGCATCAATAATATTTCCAGGATGCTCAAATACAATTTGATCAGCGCCGAAAGCACTCGGAGGTGCCGCATCCCCTGGTGCTAGCTTGCCACCAGGAAGTGTAGCCAAGTACTCTGTTAAGCTTGCTGGTTTAAATGGTAGAAATACTAAAGTCTTAGAAAAACTATTAGTTGATTTATTATAGTTGCAGTCAATTCGATACTCAAAGCCATTTAATTGACCAGAGTATGCATCTAGTAGTTCTCCAGCAATTTTAAGCTCATACCCACGAATTGTAGTTGTTAATTGACTAAAACCGCTGTAGTCATTGCTAGAGAATCCCAGCTTGATATCAGAGTTTTTAGTAAAGCTGCCATAGGTATTAAAAATAACAAGAGGAAAAACCTGAGCAGTTCCAATACTAGTAGTTTCTTTTATTTCGGAGGATAGAGATGTATATGTAAAAGTGTAAGTGGTAACACTATCAATCAAATACTGACCATCAACATAGTCACCGACTCCAGTTACTGTAACAATATCATTTACACTAAATCCATGCGCTGAGTCAGTAGTTAGCGTGACAATTCCAGCGGAAGTGCCTGCTGCAGTAGTAGCAGGGACTACTTTTTTCTTTATAACATTTACAGCATTTCCAGTAAGAGTTATCTGAGATAGCGCGGACCCCGTAGTCTCTAG